TGGGTGACTATTTGGCCATGCTCAAGGGCGATGTCAAGCCGCCGTTGACTGACAAGGCGCTGCGCGCGCGCATCGAGTCTCAGGTTATTGTGTATCATGAAAAGGAACTGTCGTCTTTGTACAGTTGTATATACAGAATAATGGTTCGACGTCTGTTGTCCTTGTTGAAGCCCAATGTGCTCGTCAACCTGTTGAAAGACCAGGTCGATATACGCAACTTCATTCAGGGAGCGCATCCCTTCGGGGCTAAGTTGAAGTACTTGGAGAACGATTTCAGCAAGTACGACAAGTCACAGGATGCTTTTGTCTTTGCACTGGAGCAATACATTTTCGCCGAGCTGGGCATGAACCAACTCTTTCTCGAACGTTGGGTTGAGGGCCACGAGAATTGCCGACTCTATTCCTTCTCTGCGGGTCTTTCGCTTCACGTGCGGTTTCAGCGCAAGTCTGGTGACGCTACCACGGCGTTTGGCAACGTTTTGTTGAACATCGTTAGCGTGGCGTATGCGTACAATATTTCCGACTTTGCGTGGGCGGTGTTTATGGGTGATGATTCACTCATTGCGATGTATGAGGATTTGGTGGACACCAAAGCGGTTCAGGTGATGTCTGAAATATTCAATTTGACTGCTAAGATGTACATCACTGACGCGCCATACTTTGCTTCTTGGTTCTTTACCGTTGACGATGAGAACAAGCATATATCCGGGTTGCCGGATCCAATCAAATGGATACAGAAACGTTCTCAAATGGTGAAGGCGGACAATCCCATGTGGGATGACAAGTATCGGAGCGCCCGCGAGAACGGCGAGGCCTATCGCTACAAGTTCAACACTGAGAGGTTGGCGTCTAAGGTAGTCCAGCGCTACACGATGGATTACGAGTATGCGCGCAGACTGCCTGCGGCGATTTACACCGCATTACTTTCTTTCAACAATTTTAGGAGCTGTCATGAAGGACAGTCCGAAGTCATTCATTACTAGTTAGTTATTATTTGTTTACTGTGTATTTTCGCTTAATACGTG